CCCGACTGACCTTCGGTCGTAACGACCTAAGGTAGGCATAGAAATCTGCTCTGAAAAGAGACATCTTTCTTTACCTTTGATCCAGATACGGTTAAACCGTATTTGGATCTCGGTCTGGATTTGCCGTACTATAGAAGCATGTATGGCAGAGTGAAGTCTGGAGACCCTTCCTTTTAAAGGAAAGAACCTATAGATTTTCACTTTGATACCATACGTGCAACTATTCCTACCTAACGACCCAGGACCTCTAATATAATGAGGGGGGTAATTAGAATTTAGGGCCTCCTCTTTAGTGGAGATAAAGCCAACATCACCAAGTGATGCAGGGACACGGATCCTCTTTGAAGCTGGGCAAGATGTGAAAATCAAGCGCCAGCTTCTAAAAAGAAGAGGATCCATACCCCAAGAGCCATTCGAAGAATACCGACAGATCGCGTTAGCGAGCTTATAGTAGTCCTGGATGGCTGAGACTTTATCTTTCAAAAAGAAGGGACGTACGGGTACGCCGTTGAAGAAATCCCCACCGCAGGACTCCCGAAAGGGCCCAGTGGAAAAGGATTTCTTTTCGTTTAGTGAGAACCCGCAAAATGCGAGAACCCTCACCAAGGGGTCGAAAGACTGTGTTGGTAATATTATATCATCACCAAACACAAGAAGTTTTCCGCTATGAGCATGGTAATCCATTGTCGCTTGAGCAATGCAGTAAAATAGCAGAGACTCGAGTTCGAATGTAAAACCGTTACCCATCGAGGAGAACTTCTCCCATACGAAAGTCTCGCCGAGGTAAGATCCTCGGTGAGAACGGCATGCATCTAGTGCCTTAAACCAGTTAGGGGGAAGTATCTCCCTAACTAGTTCAACTGCGATAGTATCGCTGGCACTAGAAAGATCCACCGTAGCATAACGACCTGTAATTGAACCTTCTTTCGCAAGAGTAATATTATTAGTCTGCGTATTAAGGTTCAGGCCGTGCTCTCTCAACCGCTTCCGGATGAGAGAGCCGAAACCCTTCTGAACAAACATGTTCAAATGGGGCTCGATTGCTATAGGTCGATGGGTCTTTGCATTTTTAGGTACGAAGGTGACAGTGTTCCCAGGGACAACGAAGTTATCCGGGAGCAACACGGAGAAGGGTCCAGATATGGACTCTGATCCGGCTCCTTGGTCTAGGAAATTCCTAGCCCACTGGGGGTACTCATCGATAATTCGATGAAAACCCACTGTTTTCATAGTCGCAGTCAACTGAATATTACTATTCAGTTTGTTGTAGAGGCTTACGTTACTTCCTTTACAGGAGCTCGTAACCCCTGGACCCCAACCACAGCTGTCGATAAGATCAGCTGTGTCAATATCCCCGAGGATGCAATATGCCAAACGAGAAGCAGCATGGAGTATGCTGTTAATCTCGCGGCCCGCACTGAGGCGGTTATTACGCCATCGAAAGAATCGGTGGTTGGTCTCCTTACAGGAGGTTTCAGCATCCCTAAATGACTTCTGGGCTTCTTTCAGGGGATCAACACTTAGTGATAAGTGAGGATACTTAGAAAGAAACTTAGTTGCCAAGTAGTCATGTCGAAACGTCACAGGGCTCAAATACTTGAGTGCATCGATCTCTAAGGAGACTAGCTGATCATGTTCGTTATATTTAAATAACAAATATACAGCTAAACTCCTAGGAGTGTCGATACTCTCGAGTACCGACTGGATACACGAAAGACTTATGTCTTTGGTCATAAAGGTTATCCTTTTATGTTGTTCCATAGTATTCAATTAAGCGCCGTATCAAATTAATGATAAGGCACAGTAGGTTCTGGTAATCGCCCATAAATTAATATGGAGGAGATAGAGATTCTACTGAATCAGTAGCGACACTATCGGCAAGGAGATTTCTAGCAAGAGCTAGAAGATTCTTTCTTTCCTGTAGTGTTGCACTGTGCGAAATTGAAAAGGTTGCTTCAAAATAATTTTTGTGAGCAACAGTAGTAGGAACTTCAGTATCCATAGTCGGAAGCTCAAGTTTGAAAGTAACCTTCTGCCCGTTATTACGGGAAGAGGCATACCGTGTTCCAATAGAAACGATGTTGAATGCCGAGATTAAGCCTGGCGATCTATCTTGGAAGATAGAGAGTTCAGGACTAACTCGAGAGACGACAAAGTCATGTTGGACCGGTGTTGATTCCCCATCGTTGATGGAGATAGTATCTGCTACACTCATTAGGTTTTCCTTTGAGTAAGTGGATCAATTGCTTTCCTACCTAGCGAAACGCTGGACAAGAAGAGCGGTTAAGTCTCCTAACTGACGGAGGTTTAGCTTAAGGCCCGGAACTACCATGGGGGGAAGAGAATTACCGAGAGACTCGCGATATATATCGCGCGAAACTTGATAAGTTCCATTACCACCGTTAACAGAGAAATAAATATGTTCTCTAATAGAGTAGCCCCGGACATTACGCAGACCTAACGTCGCCGTAAAAGCGGAGAGGTATGACCCGATAGGGACAATCCAATCCACTACGAACGAGAAAGGAAGAAGTTGCCAAGCAAGACTAGCAGGATTTGCTAAGCCAAGCTGGTTGAGATTATATAGGAAAGGGTTGTCTACTGTCGCATAATATACGGCTATAGACTGAGGACGGATAGAACCAGGAGGCTCGTTACCGATTAAGGTATACGGCTTTATCTGGCCGGAAGACGTTTTTAATGACTTCCCTCTTTCCGAATCAAGACCCTTCTCTATAAGCTCTAATATCGAATAAATATCCGATAGAAGAGGACGCCAACCGAATTCATATTCAAGCCACATATTTGCTAAACGCTTATATGGGGACTCGTATCTGAATTGGTTCGCTTTTCGCCGATGGGAACGAGAAGGGGAATATGAAATTAAATTCCATAAGCCCTTAAAGTTCCCTTTGCGGATCAGGTTTACTATCTGGAGAAGCTGAGCAACTCTAGAAGTAATCATGGAGACGTTCTGGTTCATTTCCGCGAGGAAAAGAGCTAGATCAAAGTCTCCTGAGCCTAGACGAGAATAAGCAATGAAAACATGCGAATTCTTGTCGTCAAGACTATCATCGCTTACTAATGTATTCGACTGGCCACCCGGGTCATTATTA